ATGCAATATGGCAGGACAGTCTTTACCATGCGTGTACGCCGCTGTGTATTGCATATAAGGGGTGTTTTTTACGCCTGTAGGGAGGGCAAAATAGTCGTTTACATCCTCTTCCAGTATGGCTGGAGCGAACGGTCTGAACTTCTGTCTCTTCTTGATTCCATTTACCAGATCCTTGATCTCCTCACCCCTGGGGTCTGCTAGTAATGATCTATTACCAAGTGCCCTCGGTCCGAACTCTGCTTTACCATTTGCAACTCCCACCATTTTGTTTTCTTTCAATTCTTTAATTATTGCGTCCACAGGATACTCACCTTCGATGTTGTGTCCCAGGAACGGGCTCTTCCAGTTGATACGTGACTTTTGATGTGCGGCTATGCAACCCAAACTGGATCCTGCATCTCCCGGATTTGGTATTATCCATATGTTGTCAAACAATCCTAGGTTTGCAAGTACCTTGTTGGCCGCACAGTTGAGTGCCACTCCGCCGGCATATACTAAATTACGTGATCCATACTTGCTGGCCCTGTGCCATAGATCTGCAAGGCATTCTTCAGTGACTGCCTGTATGCTGGCCGCTAGGTCCATTGGATCTGCTTCCGGATGCCATTCACTCAGTCCCCTGTGTAAATTTTTCTTGAGTTTGAAGGGTGACTGATGCACGAAGTCATTGTATATGTCTTCCTTGTATTTGGGTTCGCCATATGCGGCCATGCCCATTAAAATATATTCCTCTTCTGCGGGTTTGAGTCCACAACGATGTGTGAACGCACTGTAGAGTATTCCTATGCTATGTGGATATTTGATTGTTTCTTTTCTCTCAATCCAAACTTTATCAGCAGTTGATATGGACACCGTATCCCATTCACCTATTGCGTCCACTGTGAGTATTGTGGCTTCTCTGAAAGGTGATGTGAAATAACCTGCCGCGGCGTGTGAGTCATGGTGTTTCACATACTCATCTATCTTGATGTTGAAATGATCCAGGTGCCATTGTGGCATCTCCGTATAACTGAAAGCGTCTGCCCATTGTCCTGCGTACAGTTGTCTTGTTTTCTTCAGCAATGGTTTCTCATAGTACACAACCTTGTCAAATGGTCCAAACGTGTTTGCTTCATTTACTATTGCCCAATTAAGGTAATGATCATTCTTTACCCTGGAATAACGTTCCGCATGTGCGGCCCATAGCACTTCACCTATACCTGAACTGTAATCTACGACACTCATAGATGCATCATGGTTCATGCAATTTATACCTAGTATCTTCATTAGGATTCCTTTGCGGCTAGATATTTCTCGGCCTCTAGTGCGGCCATACAACCCATTCCTGCGGCTGTGACTGCCTGCCTGTAGGTTTTATCTTTCACATCGCCTGCGGCATACACACCAGGTATATTTGTTTCTGTACTATCTGGTCTAGTAATGATGTAGTTTTCATCGTCCATTTCTATCTGTCCTTTGAAAATTTGTGTTGCCGGGTCATGTCCTATTGCTATAAACACACCATCAACATCTACAGTTGCAGTGCCTAAACCAAAATCATCTTTTGTATTTTTTAATTTTACGCCAGTCACATTGAGTGGATCGTCATTTCCAATCACTTCTTCTATTTGGCTATTCCATATGACTTGTACTTTTGGATTGCTAAACAACCTATCTTGTAATATTTTTTCTGCCCTTAGACTGTCTCTTCTGTGTACAAGGTAAACTTTACTAGCAATATTCGTCAAGTATAATGCTTCTTCAACAGCACTGTTACCGCCGCCTACCACTAATACTGTTTTGTCTTTGAAAAAGAATCCATCACAGGTGGCACAGGCACTTACACCATAACCGTTAAATTTCTTTTCACTGTCGATGCCCAACCATCTTGCTTGGGCGCCTGTAGATATGATTACACTGTCTGCCGTGTATGTTTCCCCACTTTCTCCTATTGCTGTGAAAGGCCTTTGACTGAAGTCCACGGACTTGATCATGTCTGTGATGATATCCGTTCCAACACTCTTTGCCTGTTGTTGCATCTGTTCCATCAACCACGGACCTTGTATCACATCACCAAATCCTGGATAGTTTTCAACGTCTGTCGTGATCGTCAACTGACCACCTGGTTGTGTGCCTTGAACCATCATTGGCTTCAGCATGGCCCTCGCTGTGTATATTGCCGCCGTGTATCCTGCGGGTCCTGATCCGATTATCAATACTTTCGAGTGTTTCATTTTGTTTCCTCCTGATGCCATCCCATGTCCTCTATGTTCTTACTCTTGCACTTTGGACACACCCAACCTTCGTCTGTGTCAAAATCTTGTGCAAGATCTTGTGGTGCACCACGCCACTTGCAATCATAACAGTACCAGTTCCACCATGTCATTTAATGTTGAACCAACCTTTTGCTCTATCCCTCAATTTCTCCCACTGGTCCAATTCGATGTCATATTCAAAGTTCTGTGTTGTTAGATGTTTTCCCACCAACTTGGCTCCATTCTTCAAGTGGAACTTCTCCGCCATTTCCGTTAGAGGTGAGAGCGTCACTAATCTGTTCAGGTGGTTGGATTCCTTTATCATCTTGTACACTTCATTGACTATGTGCTTTCCGCCACCCTTCTTCTTGGCCCACACTGTGTAGGCTATTGCAGTCGTGCCCTGCACTCCTGCCCTGTGTACTGCCTGCATGGCGGCGTCTCGGCTCATGGTGTCCATCTCCTCCACGCTCTTTGGTATTCCGTTTGTGAATGCGAAACACATGACAGCCGCTATGTCGCCTTCCTCGTCTTTGATCCCATATATCTTCCTACCATGTGTTTGCCTGAACTCTAGGCTTAATTCTGGTCGTACCGGATCTTCCGTGACATCTATGTACGGCAACTCTGTTAATTCAAACTTTGGCTTCTTCTCCAGTGCCTTTTTAATTTTTGCAAGTACCATTTTATTTGTATATGAATGGGTCTTTCTTTTTCAACTCTTTGAGTCTCTTCCTGTACTTGATCTCTTGTTTGATCTTGTTGACCAGATTCTTTATCCAAGTAAACATTATTTGTCTCCTATTAGTTTATTAAAAGTTGGTAACATTAATTGTACAGCATCTTGGTGGGCCTCGTCAAGTGGATGTGTTGTTCCACGTGGATAATCCTCCAACATCGCCCATTGGTTGAACCCCATCATCCTCTCCCCAAATGAGAACCATTTGGTAAAATCTATTTCTTTATGCAGAGCAGACAACAGGTTATCCTGGTCCTTGTGTTGCTTGAATTCGTCATAGAACAGAGTGTTGTCAGCCAGTGTGAACATGAATGGTATTTGTTTCTTTTCCAATATGTTCTGCAACCAGATGATGCTCTTCCAACTGAGGTAAGTCTCATGATATTGATTGGCCGCATGCTTGTAGATGGCCTCCGCGAACGGTTTCACTCCCGTCTCCGCGAATGTGTCCCTCCTGGTTCTCCATTGCTCCTGCTGTGACTCAGAACCTGCTAGACTCCTAAATGCTTCCTCATTGCCGGTGTCTGTGTCCCACGGAGATATTGATGTCCACCTTGTGTTTTCCAAGGCCTGATGTCTGGGCATGGCCCAATCATATCTCGATAGGAAACTCCACATAACCACAACACCTCCCACATCTGTGTTGTTGGCCACTGCATTAAACACACGTCTGGCTATTCCACTGTTTCCAGTACCGGGGTATGCCGTACATACGTATTCGTGCTCCTGCGGTTTCAACCCATGAGCCCATGTTTTTTTGCTTGGTCTTTTACCCTCTTGGTCATCGCTGAGCTCGTGTCCGTATGTGAAACTGCAACCGCCTGCTATAAATTTTTTAGTCATATATTTTTAATATGTTATTTAAAAGTGGAAACATATCTCCAAAATTTTCTTTCCTGTACTTGTCTGTCTGTAGTATCCTTGCCTTACGTTGTTCTCTGATCTCGGGTGTGTCCCTGTCAGCGGCGTTCATGAACCTTATGCTGGGTTGATAGTCTGTGAGCATGTGATACCTGTCCTGAACTATGTCCTTGACCTGTCGTGGCAGTGTCTGTATATTAAACACATCTGGGTCAAAGCATGTATTGACATAGAAAAATTTAGGTTGGAACTGTGCTACCCATAGTGCCATCTTTGCCCAGTTGAACACGTTGAAAATAGACACCGTGGAACATATTTGGAAGTCCATGTTGGCTGTTTTACGTTCCTTAAACTTGACTAGATTTTGATTTACCTCTCGCCACTTGGCAGGATGCCTCTGGTACTCGAATGGTTCTCCCACGTCGTCTATGCTAAATGCTATCTCCACATGTTTGAAACAACTCCATAGGTCAAATATCGCCTGTGGTGGTAACTGCGTGCCATTGGTGTTGTAGTGTATGTCTATGTTTTTGGCATATCCCTTCTCCACACAGTGCATCAAGATCTTGAAGTGGTCCTTGATCATGAACGGCTCGCCGCCTGTGAACTCAAAGTACTCCACGTGTTTTAGATCCTCCTTGAGGTCTTCAAAAAACTGTGGGTTACGTTTTGGCCAGCCACCCTCCTTCAGTTGTTTTCTGGCAACAGGATTGTCTCCGCCCTTGGCCGTCTCATAATCTATCTCTTCCTGTGCCCACTTCGAGGAACTCCATGATCCGCATATCCTACATTTTAAATTACACACGTTGCCCAACTTAAAGTCAATGAACTTGAGGGTTGGCTCGCTATTGGGGGTCCACTCTGTCAAACTTTTCTTCATCTTGTATATAGAGTTCTGTCTCTTAGAAGTCTTTTCAGCGTCCTCCTCCTGCCAACAGCTCTGACACCCTATAGGACGTTCACCGTTTCTAAACTGTGTTCTAAGATTGTCCATGTATTCTGTATCTTGTATAGATTTCAGACTTTGTTCGTACACTTTCACTCCAGGAATACTTCCCTTGTACAAACAGCAAGGCGATGCGCCGCCATTTACATCAACTTCAAGGTGTGTCCAAGGTAATGGACAAATGTTTGATTTTATATACTTGTCCACCACTCTAATGCCTTTTTGTTTTTTGCTAATATTTTTCTGATATCTGTACCTCTGATCCTGTCTAAACGTTCAATTTCCGATTTGCCTTGTTCCTGTCCTTTTTTATATAATTTTTCATCATACACTAGCTCATTGTTTCTTTTTTGTTTCTGCATTTCGTCCAACTGTCCAAAAAAATTGTTTAGATTCGAATTTTTGTATTTGGTTGTTTTTTCTCGTACATCATCTATTATCTCACTCATTATATCGTATGGCATGAACAACGGTGCCATAGCATTGTCGTGTGAAAAATTAAAAACCTGCTTTGTTAGTAGTTCAACATTTAATTCATTGCTTAATTTGACCATGTTTTCTAGGTCAAACAATCCCGGTAGTGTGATAGTCAAATCCAACTGCATTCTTTTGTAAGCATGGGTGTTATCGCAAAATTTCAATCCGTATTTGATGTTCTCCAACCATTCATCATATTTCAGTCCGGTACGTATGTATTCTCCCACTTCTCCCGTGCCGTCTATTGATGCACATATCTGAAACTTAGGGAAAAATTTTAATATGTCATCAAATAAATTCTTGCCATAAAAGTTGATACGACTCATGTTAGAATTGTATCTGGCTAGAACTTTATCAGCATATCCCAACTCCTTGATCCTCTCCATAGCCGTCCAATGTATCTTCCACATCAGGGGTTCTCCACCGCACCAATACAGTTCAGTTATGCGTTTTTCTTCAACTGCTTCTGTGAACTCTTTTACTACTTGTTGATCATGAAACTTTGCTAGTTGCTCTTTAATATCTTTTCTACCCCAGATTCTATAATTTTCGTAATCACCTTTGCCATGTTTTTTATTTTCTGTTTCCCAGGTACTACTGAGCATGTCACCACACATCCTACAACTGAAATTGCACAGGTTAGAAAATCTATAATCAAAACTTTCTGTCTGCATTGTCGTGGCTCCTGTTTCGTCTGTGCTGTCATATGCTTCTTCTACTTTGTTTTTGTACAACCAATTGAAGTGCTGTCTATACACCTGTTCATTCAACAGTTTGTGATTGCACACAGCACACTGCGGAATCTCTTCGCCCGCTAACAATTTCAATCTCACGGCTTTCATGTAATCTGAATTCCAATGCTGTTGAAGTGTGGTGAGATGTAATTTATCAGTTTTTCCAGTTTGATCCACTGAGTCTATGTACTGTTTGAAGTTCTCTGGTGTTTCTCGTGAACTACAACACAACCTTCTTTCCATCTGAGGTGAAAGATACGTGTGCGTCCATGGTGCCATACAAAATGTTTTGTTGCCTTCGCTAGGTTTAATTCTTTTCATACAATTCCTTCAATTCAGGAAATGTTTCAAGGATATTTTCATCTCTGATCACGTCCATCTTTTTCATTGTGTCTTTGAACTGCTGTATGTCCTTGTTGTTATCTCTCCTCATCATGTAATCGAGGCCAGATTCAAACCCTTTGGTTGCCCTAGTAAGATTATCCAAAGGACGCAACCATTCTAAGTGCTTGTCTATTTTTTCTTTTACTTTTTGTTTGTATGAGTCTGGCAATAGGTCTATCCGCTGTGCGTATGGATATTGCAACAAGTTGAAGTTGAAGTCCTGTGGTTTCAACAATCCTTGATCTACCCAGTTCCTGTGGAAGTCTGAAATGTGTAATGCATTTATCAACCCCACTGTGCTTGAAATGTAGAAGTCCACTTGCGGACAAACTTCTAACATACGTTTCCTGTTTGCTACCACATCCTTCCACACTGTGCCTTTACGCATGTACTCTCCCCTGGCACCTTCGGCATCTAGACTTGCACCTATCGATACGGAATCAAACTTGTTCCATAATTCCAAGACATCAATATCCTTGTACTTTGTTCTCGTGAAGTTTGTATTGTATATCAGTCTTACGTGATACATCTTACGCCTATCAAGTTCTTTCAATATCCTGTAGTGTTCTTCCATGATTATTGGTTCTCCACCTGCGAAGTAGAACTGTTCCACGTGTTCGAACTGTTCCAACATCTGTTCCCATATGTCATCACTGCTTCTACCAACCTTCATTATCTTTGCATGGTTGGGAGGGGAACCTGTTAATTTTTTATGATCCTCGTACCAGTTTGAACTGAACCATGTGCCACAACTCCTGCAGGCCAGATTACATAGGTTACTGAATCTGATATCCCAGTACTTTATAACAAAGTCTGCTGAGCCGTCAGGCTGTGTGTTTTCTATCATTCCAATATTGTGTCCAAAGTGTTTGTTTGAACTTAGGCGCAGACTGAAAAATCCCGACTGTTCTTGATCATAACATTTTGTACAGTGTTTGCTTTTCTTATTAGATAACATGTTTTGTCTTATCTGTCGCATGTCTTTTCCATTGAACACCGTCTCCATAGAATCCTTGTTCAAGTCTCCGACTGGATATTTGTCCAATGCAAAACAGCAAGGATATGCCCTACCATCAGGAAATGCATGGATGTGTAACCAAGGCATCATACAGAATGATTCGCTGTCTAGCAACAACTCCTTCTCTTTAGGAGTCATGTCTTTAATTTTTAGTTTCTCGGGCTCTTTCGCCCCGTACTCATATGCCACGGTACCATTCTCCTATTATTGGGAAAGTCTTTTCAAAGTCCTTCCCTTGTCGTTTGTCGTATTGACTGTAAAATGCTTTGAAATCTTTCTGTAACTTGCTTTGTTCGGCCGCACCTGCGTGTGGTGTTTTAACGACATCTAGATAGTCAATTAGTCTCTGTGTTTGATTTATTTCCATGTGTTCTAAATGTTTTTCATTACTATTTAAAAATTTTACCAAGTCCAGTTTAAATTTATTTCTTAGCTCGTCTGGTAGTACAAGCGGTGATTGGAAACTCGGAAACCTGAGAATATTGAGTGTGAAGTTAACCTCTGGTCCATACACTTTACTTGCACTTTTAAACCATACCATCTTCTCTAACAGTTCGGGTAGTGACTCCAAGCACAATGCATTTATGGTGCACATATTGTGGATTGCACGTGGAACTTTGTCCACCATCATGTGCAGGAAGTTGGAATGCCAATCTCCATATACTATTCCGTCTCTGATGTACTCTGCCTGTCCAAATGTTGCTTCGCAACTGGTGTACAATTCAAAGTTATCAAACTTTTTCAATTTTGTTTTAAATCTATCGATAATGCTCTGCTTTGCACCCAAGTTAGAATTTATTGCAAGAGTCATGTTAGGATTCATTTTATCACCTTGTGTTTCTATCCAATCCAACAGTCTCCACAGGTTAGGTGACATCATCGGCTCTCCGCCTGTTATCCTCAGTTCGTCTAGACTCTTGTGTAGGTCTGTTTCCCACCATTTGTAGAATGCTTCAACGTATGGATTTGTCTCATCCTTCTTGTACGGCTCTGCACTTTCGTGACTGTGTGTGAAATGATTCCGTCCATCAGTTACCATGTCTGTGTATGGTCCTTGCCTTTTAATATTGTTTGCCCATGTAGAACTAAATGCAGGATTACAATATGTACAAGCAAAGTTACAAGTCCTGTCAAATGCTATTTCTAATGTTTTAAGATTCCAGTCTGTGTTTGGATCTGACTTGTGTGCTTCATCTAATGCTTCATTTGAGAATATTTTTGATTTGTATACCCTGTCACTGATGTTATCTCTATTGATATCTTCTATCTTCCAGCAGTACTCACAACCTTTTGGTCTGTCTCCACACTGCATCTGCTTACGTTCTGCTTTCTTCTGTACTGTGTTGTGTATTGCACTTGGATTTGTTTTTATTGCTTCTAGATCAATCTTGTGCGGAAGAGGGTGATGGCAACTTGTGGTCATACCACTGCCCAACCATATAGTTGCGTTGTACCACTTGGCTCCGCAGAAACTTGCACTCTTTGGATCTAGTATTTGTTTCTTATATTCAAGATCGTCCATCTTTTCCTTTAAAGTAATTTTTTAATTTGTTGTATTCGTCCTCCGGACACCTCACGTCACTCTCGAACATGATGTCCTTGACCCAGTGGTAGTGTGCTATGGGTGGTGGGTGTGATTCTCCCGGAATGTAGTATTCCTTGTAGTTGTCTTCCGCGAACTCCCACAATCCTTGCTTATCCTTGTAGAACAAGAATTTGGTCCAGTCGATTGTGTTGTACAATGCACGTTCGCCCTCACTGTAAGATTCGTCACGTAGAACATCCTTGTTGAATATCATCATTGTGTAAGGTATTGCTTTCTTGTCCAGAAACAACTGTGTCCTTATAATGTGTTCCAGCGTCCTGTAGTACTGGTGTTCTTCATCCCAGAAGTGTCTCCTGTAGTATTCATGTTTGTCCTTTTCGGGGTGGCCTCCATACCAGGTGCTCCACTGTAAGTCATCGTCCCACACATAATATGTCACACGTCCTTTTACCTCATCTGCTCCTCTGTCTTTGGTTATCACTTCGTACCTGTCTGTTCCCGACCACATGATGTACATGTGATCTATCTGGGTGTGTTTCATAGCACTGTTTATCGCCGCACGTGATATGGTCTCGTTTCCTGATCCTGACCTGCCCTTGTTCAACATTGTTATGCCACCATTGAACCATGGAACAAACTTGGGCCAGCATGGCCAGCCGTACCTAGTGAAACTACATCCGTGTGCTATTGTTTTGTTATGCATTCATACACTCCCTCCAGAACTCTTCCATCTCAGGGAAGGTGTTAAGGAATCTTGTTAATCGTCTTCGATCGTGCTCGTTAAAAAATGCGTAAAAATCTTTTTTATTTTGCTTACTTGCGTCCGCATTTTCTCGCCAATATACGAGATTGCGTTGCATCTTTTGAATCTCGAAATCCTTGAATATGTGTAACCCGTTTGACTCGCCGGAATTGTCCTGCATGTACTTGATGTTGTCCTCGTGTATGCTCTGGTACGACTCTGGTAGCATCGTTATCTGTTGCCATGCGGGTTGTCTCAGCAGTGGCACGTCGAACCATACCCTCTGGTAGGTCTTGCTGTACTTGGTACGCAGTTCCAATATCTTTTGTAACAACTTGTCCATGCTTGTAATACTTAGATTGTTATAGGTGCATATGAATGTTATGGAGTTACGTCCCGGTATACGCTCCAGAAACTCCTCCACGTTGTCCATCATGTAGTCGAAGTCCAATCCATTACGTATGTACTCCGCACGTTTGCCGAATGCGTCCACACTCACGAACTGCATCATGTGTTCCACCTTGCCCTGCATACATATCTCCTGTGCCATGTTGAAGTACTTGGTCTTCAGTTTCTTGTCTGGTGGACACATATTGCTTGTGACGTTGAGATGTAGGTCCTGTTTGGGATTGTCAATTATGTACTGGAACACCTTGTAAGTGTTCACATCCATCATGGGTTCACCACCGGTCATACGGAAGTGCTTTAGATTCTTGTACAGTGTGGGCCACCATTTCCAGAAAGCGGTCACATATGGATTCTCCTCCCTGTTGGGTATGGGCTTACGTCTGCCCTGGAAGTGTTCGGGGGCATTGTGTGGGGTCGCTGTGGGATATGCCCCATACCTATCCGTTTCTTTACCCCAGGCAGTGGAGAACTGTGGCGAACAGTAACTACACTTGAAATTACAAGCGTTGTTGAAGTTTACCTCCACGTACCTGGGTGTCCAACTTGTGGTCATTGGATTCTGTCTAATCTGCTCGAAGTCCTGCATGGCCCATGGCTCACCTGAACGATAGTGCCTGTCTGACATCTCACCTGTGTCCTCTAGTTTCCAGCAGTATGAACATCCATCCGGACGTTCGCCTTTGAGCATTTGTGATCTCTGTTCCAGTTTCTCTGCTGTGTTATGCAGTGCGGCAGGATTTTCCTTCACTGCTTCTGCGTCCATCTTGTGCAGGGGCGGGTGGTAGCATGAATTTGTGAGTCCTGTGGGCAGGTGCAGTGATGTCTGGTTCCACTTGGCCAGGCACATTGTGGGCGACACTTCTGCTAATTTGTCTTTGGCCTTCAGTGCGTCCTGTTTGTAATCACTGTTACTCATGATCCTGCACTCCATGGTTCCTGTGCTGGGGTTTGACGAATCTGTAGAACCTGCTTTGATCGGCATCCAACTCTGCTATGGGCATATCTAACCGCTGTCTAAGACTGTTGCCGAACATCGCCAGTTGCTCGTCTATGTCGTTCCTATCCATGACCCCTTTGAAATACTCTATCATCGAGTCAAGGTCACGAACCATGTATAACTTTTTATTGTAGTTCTCTAAAACTGTGTAGAAACACCCCATCCTTGCACCCAACATTGCATACTTGCCATTTTCAACATCGGCCCCGACCGTACACCAAGTGCTGAGTCTCTTTAAATTCTCTGGCCAAATATTTTTGAAGTTTTCTGCTTTGAAAGGCTTGCCTTTTTCTGTACTCATTTTTACACCTTCTCTGTATCCTGCCACAAAACACTGTTCCTCACTGCCATTGATAATTGTCTCTGAATAACAGTTGTGTAGATTTTCATGTGGAACACCCCAACAGAAATCTATTTGGTTCTCTTCGGAGTCCGCATTCTCGTGTGTCTTCATATTCAAGCAAGTATTTTTTGGCCACCCTACTACACCCCCGTTGCCGTAGATCAAACCATTTACATTGTTCTTGGCTTTCCAACGATGCACTGCCTTGGGATTGGTCTTGGTCCAATCCAGTGTTTGAAGTAGAAAACTTTCATCTATTATGTTATCACCGTCAACACTGATGAAGAAATCTGTTTCTGCCTTCTCCGCCGCGGCCTTGTGTGCGGAATCGAATCCAACAACACCGTCCACACGTTTTGCCCATGGCACTTTGTTCTTGAGGTCGGCCCAGTTCTGTTCCTTGTTGGGCTCCTTGAAGGAGATGTACACGAAATCTAGATCGCTTACTCTTGTTCTATCTGCCATGTCTCGCCTCCTTCTACTACTGCGTTTGGCCAGTGTATGTCGCTGTCCTGGAATGTATATCCTTTTGATGCTTTCTTCAATATGCTGTATCTTGTTTTTGGCGTTGGTTTAGGTTTTAACACTATCTCACCACCCCTCAACATCAGGTTCTTTTCACCGTACTGTTGTGCCCATTTGAACTTTTCCAATGTGACTTCGTGTTCCGTACCTTGTACCGTTATGAAGAACCTCTTTGGCTCTCTCTTAGGCATTTTGGCCAGTGCTTCAAATAATCCTGGCATGTAACTCCTTGTCGTGGTAGTGCCATACCCTGCTGACACGTGTCTCTCCTATGTACACGGCATCTCCCGTCTTGTTTGGGTATAGATATTCGTTTTGATCCTTGGTCCTCACAGTGCCGTTGACACCTGGCTTGTGATGTATAAATTTGAACCAATCGTAATCTATCAATCCCTGTAATGTGGGATCCATTATACGATATGCCAACGCAAACACAACATCAGTACTGGGATATTCGTCATGACAGTTTATTAGCATAGTCTCTTTTACATCATTCCAGTTTGTTGCTATGTCTCTTGCTATGTTGTAAAACTGTTGTGACTTGTTGCTCCTCCTAAAATACATCAATCCGTTGTAGATATTTGGCAACAGGTTGCGTTTGAATAATTTCCTATATGGTGTTTCTTTTATAATGTTATTTCTGTAGTCAAAGCAGTCAACACTGAATACAAGATCATGTTGCCACAAGTGATACCACCACCAATCTGTGTTGGTAGTCCACAACATGTCTGCCTCAAGTTTGATAGTATGAGTGAATGGGGTCATGGAAAAAGCCTTGTGTTCATTTGCCCATTTTATTTCATGCTCTGCACTGTCATCTTGCCTAATTACTTTGACCATGTCAACGTGTTCACTCTCAAACTTGCTTTTATCATCTGTTATCACGCACACCTGGTTGTGTTTATTCCAACGTTTAATGCTCTTGGCCAAGGTTATCGATAACTCCACGTAATCCGTCTTGCTGTTGTTCTGTGCGAACCATAGGAATCCCCTAGACATTGGCCATCTCCTTGTTAAGCACATGTACATCCTGATCTTCCACGTACGATATTTGATCTCTATATTTCCATGCAAGTCCGTTGTCTGTGATTTTTACAACCTCGCAGTCCGGTGGTAAGGTTGGCAGTGCCAATGGCAACTTGTTATATCCTGTGAATCCATTTATCTGTTGCAACGCCATGGCGAACAGGTAATCATTACGTAGATTTTTTGAATATACCCTGTACATGTCAGTGAAGTAGGAATAATACTGTTTGATGTATTTTACAGTTTCAAATATTTTTCTCACTTTGTGATTCTTCTTGAATACCAACACAGTTGCCCACACCATAGGTATCATGCTCCACCTCCGTTGGTCAAAAGTGTTCCTTCCTGTTAGGTCATACGCAGTGTCTGGTACCAGGAAGTCGTAGTCGGTGTCAAGGAACTGTGCGAGATTGTCTGTGAAACAGAAGTAATCTATGTCCATGACCAGTGTGCTGTCGTAGGGAGAGAGTTCGTAGGCCATATGCCTGTCAACATTGTTCCATTCTTTGCCCAACTTGGTGTTGCCTGATTCTGGTTCAATGAATTTGTAATTTATGAACCCCATTGGTTTCATTTTTTTGAAAGTTTTGAAGTTCGTCACAACCGTAATTGGCAATTTTAAATTTTTCTTGACAAGCCTGACGCAACGCTCCAGTATGCTGTGATATTTGGTGTCTGCTGTGTCAAAGCAGAACAATAACACACCCTTAGTCATTTTTCTTCTCAAATGTTTTTGACATCTGATGATATGAACTAATGGCCTCCTGGTTTCTTTGTACTAGTACCTGCAAGAATTTAGATGGGTCAGAAATTTCTACGGGATTTTTGTTGGAATCTAGGATATAGAACGATGATGTATGCACTTCCATCAGATTCTTGACTAGATTTATTGTTTCGGGGTCAGCACAAAAGATGTGTTCGTCGTAGACGACAATCATTCGTGAAGTCGCTTTCTCCAGAGCGTTGCGTTTGGCAATCGCTATGTCGTAAGAAAGGTCTGATTGTTTTTTTAGTTCGCCAATGTCCATACCACAATTATACAATAATTATGGTGGAAAATCAACCTGGTAAAATTATTACGACTGTGAGTTGCTGACTTGTGCGTTTGAGCTATACTGTATCGCCGACGCCAATCCTTGTGCCGCTGTTGGCTCCCTGGCCACCAAGTTTAGTGACATGGCAGGTGCCTCATTGGGGTTTGCCGGCACACCTGATGTGTTGGGCGAGGTGTAAGTCGTGTCCGCCGCTGGGTCCGATGCCACAAGTTTGACAGTTAAGACTGTCGCTGATGACACTGCCGCGTTAATCTTGACGAATACTTCTAACGTGTCGGAAGTGTAACCCGAGTTGTTTGAAGTCAATTTCAATAACGTTACGTAACTGTCTGATGAGAGATCATGGAAACCAGTTCCACTGTTGAAAGTGGTCTGTGTCTCACCTGATCCTGATCTTGTTGTTGCGTGTGCTTTGAATTCTACTGTTCCCATGGCAGATTCCAGTTCTGAGAACACCGTGTCCTTGTTACCGTCCGTTGAACCTGATGTGCCTGGGTTAATCTTGATTGAGCCACCTGCATTGAAGAAGGCCCTCATAGTCGCGTTGTTGGCGAATGTGATCGATCTCTCAATAGTGGATGTTGAATTCCATGTACCTGAGTTTGTGCTTGTACCTGCGTCCCTGTCTGCTAGTGCTGTCGCACCTGTTGATCCTGCCGCCACAGCCGCCGCCAAGTTGGCAAGGTCTGTGATCAATGCTGATCTGATCGCTACAGTGTCTCCCGCTGATACTGATGATGCTGTGATAGAGACGTTTGTGTGGTTGGCAATGTTGTCCAACCCTGTGAATAGACTGTTCCACTGTGATGCCTGTACTGTGCCACCCGCTGAAACTGTTGAAATTGAACTTTGATTTAATCCGTATATTGTTGCCCCTGTTCCTGCGAAATGGTTGTATCCGTATGGACTTGAACTGTTGCCTACGAAAGCGTTGTACTCGTCGTCTAAAATTGTATCACCTGCACTGTATGCCATAATTTTTTATTTCACTCCTATCACGCACTCTGTGAGTGCTGTTTCTTCGTTGTATTTATCCTTGATCAGTCTACCCAGGGTGTTAAAAGCGGTACATTCCTCTAGTTCTGCCACCCGGGCCTCACCATTGCCTGCTGATACCACACGATCCCCTGCCTTGCCTGAGCCCGTTAATTTAACCATAACACGTCCCTTCAATGCCACCATGGGGTGTGAGTCGTTGTTTCCGGCCTGTGCATTCATTAGGAACGCTGGTGATTCTGATATCACGCCAAAAACGGCGTCTGACAGCTCGTCCTTGCACTTGGTTATCTCTGCATGGCCACCTAAAATCACTACATCTCCCACCTCCGTGTCGCAATCTGCTTCATATCTCTCGGCCAAGTCAGCGTACATGGCACTAGTAGTGGTCGCATGTACCACGTTTGCTCTGATGTCCACAAGTGTTGGTGCTTCCATTTCTGTATCTGTTTGTGCAGACTTGAATGCTGTCCAGGCACCTCCTGCATTTCCGTATGTTGTTGATCCGTCGTCCGCGAACGTTTCATCCCAAACCCAATAAAGGTCCTGTTCTGTCGCACTTGACGTCTGACCCCTGTTGACTTTTAATCCTGTGTGATTAGGCATGCCAGCGTTGCTAGATATATTCCTGTTCAGTTCTATAATGTTGTCTTCAACTGAAAGGGTTGATGTGTTTAATATTGTCTGTGTTCCGTCTACCGTTAAATTTCCTTTTACCCTGATGTCTCCCACTGAAGGAAGTTCTAGTAATCCTGATGAACCATCCATGGTCATCATTGTTGTTGTGACTCCACCGTCATTGACAGTAAAGATAATGTCTTTGTTTATTGTAGTCTGAGCTATTGTGAAATCATCACTTGATAACGACATTGTAATATCTGAACCAGCACCTAATATTATACCTGTATCATTTAAAATACTAAACGAACTCGTTGTTGAATCATTTTGGTCTGATCTCAGATAGTTGGCCGCGGCCACTCCGCCCAGTGATTCTGAATCTGTTGCAGTTCCTCTGAACTTGGCTGATGACACACTTGTTGAAAGTTGTATACCTTGTGCCACCGTGGCAAATCCTGCTGATACTAATGCGGCTCCTAATGTTTCTGTAGAACTTGGCGTGAATGCAACGTTGGATATTACACCAACTACCGTGTCATTGGTTACCAGTTTCAATATAGATTGTTTTACCCCTGTGTTGTCTTCCGGTAATTCCGTTATGACCTGTGTCACACCTGATCCTGCAACTGTTGTTGGCCCAATTAGGGTCCATGCTGATCCTGTGTAAACGTAAAGTTGTGTGTTAGTGGTGTCGAACCACAAGTCACCCTGCACTGCGTTGGTCGGTGCTGTTCCCGAATTGGTGGTCGAACCAACTGGTTTCCATTTTGATCCTGTGTAAACATTAATTTGGTTGTTTGTCTTGTCATACCACATCTGTCCCTGCACTTTATTAGATGGTGCTGTGGTGTTGTTGAAATTCTCTAGGAGTTTGACTAGGTTCTCGTTTAACTTCTCGCCGAAACCCGCATAACCTTTTCCTATCAGTGTAAGGTCAGTGGTTGCGACATCAATTGTGCCGTCTGCCAGTGTGACCAATAAGGTCCCGAATGTGTTGTTAATCTTGTATGCCATCTACTATTCTCTTGGCAGGTTGTCTCTGATCTCTACAAGCCAACTTACATCACCAACAATTTTAATTAATATACTTGCGAGTTTAGGATCTATTCTTTCCTGGACATATGCATTTTCGTCCCATGTCAGTTCGTCCTCCATCTCGAAGTTGTTGATATAATCTGCTACTTCTTGTTTTGTCGCCATTTTTGATACTCCTTATGCTTATTTATTAGTCTTCTTGTGGCTTTTTGATTTGAGATATTCGTTTGATTCATCATCACTTATCCAAGCCAAATCTTCGTATTTTTCTTCGTTTAGATTCATAATGTACTGATTCACATTCTTTTCAACTAATTTCATATCTCCGTGCCTAGTATACAATTTTTCTAGGGCTTTTTCTGCCGTATGGGTAATTATTAATTCTACGCCTGCAGTCTTGGCCACTTCTCTCACTCCTTGCAGGATCATTTTCATGGCCTTGAATAATTTTATTTTACCTGTTGCTGGATTGGAGAATATACCATACATATATCCGAATTTTACCTCTGGGTTTAAGTATAAACCTAATGCACAAATAGGTTCTTCGTCTTCAACCATGATACCCTGTGGTGGTAACATTTCTTTTGGCATTACACTATCAAATTCATGTTCTTTGCACCATTTTTCCAGAATTGGATAGTCCTGGTCTAAATCCCATACTCTATGTTTCATATATGTACTATTGTATTATTATTTGCCGGTAAAGTCAACTATTTGCTTGTCTACCAAGCCAATGCTGTTCTGAGCGTGTTCTCTCCACTGCCCAAAGTAGTTTTCGCCTAATGTTTCAAGTCCTTGTTGCTCAAAACCATCGAAGTAGTCTGTGAATAATGTGTCTTTGATCAGTATTCTTCTGTTCTCTGTTCCAAATACATAAACTTTTACTTCATCATCACCTAATGGCTTACCATGTTTAGTATCTCTGACTCTCATCCAAGTGCCATCTTCTTTCACCATGTGTGAGCCCGAAACTTTGATTCCTTTGTAATCATGTAAATCGCTGGTTAGAAATTTACCAGTTCCAAACACAATTCCGCCCACTGCAACTTCATCGCCTAGATCAACTTGCTCTACTGGCTTAATAGTTCCATCCGCCATTGTTATTGGCGTGCCTGCTAGGAAACATTTGTTGTGTACAACATAGTTGTCAGCAATATATGATTTGTCATTTGAAATATGGAAGTTGTATAAAGGCAACTCGGGTTGATTTATTTCTTTTGATTTAATTTTTGTAATCTCAAACAATCCATCCCCTGTGATAATCTTGTCTCCAACTTGTAATGCACCTTTCAATTCTTCATAAAGTTCTACACCATCACGTTCTTTTGTTTTCTCTGGTTTGACTGATTTCCAACCTTCTGTAGTCATAAACGGGTGTTCTGATGTAAAGAAATAATGTTCACTGTCATTGAATGTGTACAACTTCCTGTCACCCAAAAGCACCCAATCTAATTTTACTACCGTGTTATTTCCGTTGTGTCCTCTCACTTCCTCACCGACCACGACATCTTCAATATTTTTAAGTGTGCCGTCAGCCATTGAGATTTTAGTGCCTGCAACAAAACAACTGGTACCACCTCCTATGGGTGCTCCATATTTAGATGTGGACGTGGATGCTAGACTGTATCCACTCGCCGTGTGCGGATTGTGTCTCACCGCTGGCTTTGATACTGGTGCAACGAATCCTCTGCCTCCGCCATCACCTTGGCCGCCACCTGACTGTGGTGGAATGTTCGCGATGGTTGGAATACCTCCCGAGCCTTCCGTGCCCGATGTCGCGCCTCCTATTGCGTTTCCGAACTGTGCTGAATTTCCATTGAACAGTATGTCACTGGAGAATATTGATTTCCATACTCCTCCTACCTTAACGAAACCTGAGTTAATGTGTTTCCATGTGTCTGACACTTTGACATAAATCTCATCAAATGATTTATATGTGCCACTTACCTTGACTTTGCTGTCTGATGGTACATTAAATATTAATACGGCTTTTCCAGCACCTCCGGCCGCACTGCCGCTACCACCTTTGGCTATACCTGATGAATAGTGGGCACTGCCTGATCCTCCCGGTAAGATACCTGATCCATCATCTGCAGATCCTCCTGAGGGTACCAAATTTGATCCGGATTTTCCACCGAATCCTCCTGCGTCACCTGTTGCTCCTGAACCACCTGTTCCCCCATCGGCTCCTCCACCTCCGGCACCTCCACCACCACCGTCTCCGGAGTGGCCCGCACCGTTCTCTCCCAGTGTGCCTGGTGTATTACCTGTTGCTGAATTTGTGTTTATTCCTACTCCACCACGTGACGAGTATCCTGTTCCGCCGCCGCCGCCACCGCCGCCTGCAATGGCTAATTTAATTGTGTCCGCCGCTTGGCCATTTTCGAATAACGTTACTGTGGTCGCTCCACCACCTCCGCCACCAGAACCTGATGATCCGACCGGTCCTGAACTTCCGCCCTGGCCTCCCGAATAACCTGTCAAACTTTTTCCGTTTCTACCGCCGTCGGTCTCTCCACCTGATCCTCCTGCTTCTGCACCACCACCAACCGCAACACCAATTAACTTGGCTCCTGCGTATGCTGATATATCTAAATCTGTTACAGTCACATAGTGTCCAGCGGCACCGCCCGCGACACTACCTTGAGAATCCATTCCTCCAGGGCCGCCACCTCCGCCCCACAAGTGCATGGTTAGGGTAGTTGTTCCTGCTGGTAACTCTGCTATTTGAAATTGACCCGTGTAATTGAAAGTCTTTGTAATTAATGGCATGGGATTAAGCCTCCCTTACAAACCAAAAGTCTCCGTCGGCACCATCACTGCCTGTGGGCTGGGCAGTCGAAACTGTTTTTGCCGCTCCGCCCCACTCATTGCTTAAGGTAGCAACTGCACCAATCGTTGGTACATTAGTGTTTGCTGTGTCTGTGTATGTGATGGCTGTCACTGCACCTAGTGTCATTGACGTTGCTTTGACGTTACCGCCCGCTGTTGTTTTTAAAACTTTTCCCTTGTTGGCATTGCCATCCTCTGTCGCATCTGCCAATCTTATCACTTGTGAGTAACTCTGGTTTTGACCTGCTGACCAATGGTTCTCTGATACATCATAGAACATCCTAGCGTCGTCTGTGTCAGATGTCTCAACTATAAGTCCTGCATCTGCTTCTGAGTTGCCTGTGTTTACTTTAATGAAAGCATCATCATAGGTTGAAATATTTGATACTGAGCTGTTGTATTCACCTGTGATGTTCAGGTTACCGTTTATCGTTATATCTCCTGTTGATCCATCCATGGTCATTATAGACTTTGGAGTACCGCCATTGTTGACAGAAAATATTAAATCTTTATCTTCTGACGCTTGTGCAACTGTTACATTGTTGCTGGAAACTGTTATTGATAGTTCTTGTGCATCACCAATTATTATACCTGAATCGGTGTCTACTGTAAGTGCACCTGTTGTGGTATCCGCCGCATCTGATCTTAGGAAGTTACCGCCTGCAATTACTGTGCCTGAAGTATTTGTTGTGCTGGAAACATCTATTGCTGATGCCTGTGAACTTGAACCTTCAAATGCCGCACCTAGTGTAGAGTTAAGTGTTATACCTGCTTTGATTGATGCAAACCCTGTCTGAGTGGCACTTGGCGTGAATGTTTCTTTTGAAAGTATTGCGACTCTTGTTGCTCCTGCGTACATTGATGAAACTACCTTGTTACCACCTGAACTTGCTAGAGTCTCTATCTTCCAACCTGATTCTGTCTGTCCAGCAGTGAATGCCGGTCCAATCAATTCCCATTCGTCGTTAATTTGATGTGTTCTAGAATCACCAGTGTAAACAAAAACTTGATCGTTTGTTGGATCTAACCATAAATCACCTGCTGATGGTGATGTTGGCAGTGATGAGCTGGCTTTTGCTCCGCCTGTTGGCTTGAAGCTCGTGCCGTCGTACACTTTGATCTGATTTGTTGTTGTGTCAAACCACAGTTCACCCTTTAGAGGTGCAGTGGGTGCCGATGTCGAAGCGGCATTTTCTAGCAGTTTGACGAAATTCTCGTTTAGGCCTTCACCAAACCCTGAAAAACTCTTACCAAATAACTGTAACGAAGTGGTGTTATCACTTGTTCCGTCCGTGATTGTTGTTACTACTGTTCCGTCTGTTTTGTTAATTGTGTACGCCATTTGCTTATATTTATTGTCTTCCAGCCACAATATTAATCGTGCCTATTTCGGTTGAATTGTACTCTTCTAGTGCTTTTCCTACCACTGTTCCCACTTTTGGATCGTTTCCTTTTCTAGCAACACCCGGATGTTGTGAGTGTGTTACCAACATGTCACCTTTGTTAATAACTCCCACTACTTTACATGGTACTTTACCTTGCAACGCCACTGCTTGTCCTGTTGCTTCTGAATTCATTAAGTATGCTGGATTTTCAGAGATGACTCCTGCCACTCTTGGGTCAGCACCCATGCTTGAAACTGTGATCTCTTTATCGCCACCAAATATGACAACCGTGCCCACTTCGTACTCCGAGTCGGACTCGTATATCTCAGCCAAGTCAGCGTATTGAGCCGACGTTGCTTTTGCATATACAGTGTTGTATTTCTTTAGAGATGTTCCTATGTCGTATGTTGTATTTGTGTCTGGTGCGATTGCCTTTGAAGTTAGTGTACCACCCATCACCAATGTGCCCATGGTGTTTGCACCTGAGCTTGTTAAATTTCCTGTAACGTTTCCTGTAACGTTTCCTGCTACTGCTGTTTCAATTGACGTTGCTTTGATTACGCCATTAACATCAAGTGTTGTTGTTGGTGTTGCTGTTCCAATACCTACTCTAGCATCTGCACCATCTATGGTCATTACTGTGGTTGTTACACCACCATCATTAACTTTGAATGATATATCTGTGTTTGCAACTGTGTTAGAAATAATTGCGCCGCCGGCGTCAACTGTTAAGGTTAAATCCGAGTCAGCACCAACAATTAACCCACCATCGTTAGCAACTGATAAAGTTCCCGATGTTGCGTCGTTGGCATTTGATCTCAAATAGTTTGCCGCCGCTACACCACCCAGTGCATCTGCATCTGTGGCTGTGCCTTGGAATTTTGTATCTGCTATTGCTGTTGTCAGTGTTATACCTTTTTTGACAGTTGCGAAACCTGAAAGCGAAGCCTTTGGTGTGAACTCATCTTCCGAAATTACTGCGATGAGATTTCCATCATTGAACAATTTCGTAATGTTCTGACTGGCGTCTCCTGAATCTAGTATGGTGTCAAAGGTCAAACCACTGGTTGTACCTGTTGCACTAGGAGGCCCTACCAAAATAGATTGTGTACCGTTGTAGAAATACATCTGTCCTGTGTCTGAATCTATCCAAATGTCTCCAGCACTCAAACCACTCGGTGCCGCAGATTGGTACGGTGCACTACCACCTGCAGTCTGGAACGCAGTTCCGTTGTACACTTGTAATTTGGCATTTGTTGAATCCCACCACAGTTGGCCTGGGATAGGTTTCGTGGGTGCTGATGTATTAGAAAAATTTTCTAACAAGTGCAGGAAATTCTCTGCTATGGATTCACCATATCCTGCATAACCTTTACCTATGAAACTTAGATCAGTCTGTGTGTTTATCACACCGTCCTGAACAGTGTACTGGTTTGGCGATGCCGAAGCGTTAGTCTTGTTTACAGTGTATGCCATTAGTATCCTGTGTTACCGCCTGATGTGGTTCCACTCACTGTGTTTGATGTTGACAGTGCTGTAGAACTTGTTTCAGTGAAAGTTGTTAAACTCTGTATCCTTAGAGTGTAATCTATCTGTATAAGTCTGTTCAATGACTTCTGTACCGGGTGGAATATAACGTGTGTCAACAGTTTGTTGGTTGCTCCGTTCTCTGTTCCTTCCCATGATTTTAATCCTAATTCGTCGAACACATATGCACCGTTGAAATCTGTTGTGTTGTCAAACGCCGCCTGTCCTGTTGGCTCACCATAGTCCAGTGTGCAAGTCACAACAATGTCTGTGTATTTGTTTCCTGCCGTGTGTCTCACTTCCATCTTGTTCCTGGTTGTATCTTTGTTGGTTGCGGAGTTGTCATCCACCACTTTGTAATATGTTTGATTGTATAAAGAAGCATTTGTACCTGTTGAGTTTGGAGTAAGGTATGTGATTACCCCTGTTGGGTCAACGCTTGTACCGCCATTGCCCAGTGCAATCTCATGCACAAACCCTGTAGACTTGTTTGCCAATGAATTGGCCAACGCCTGAGACATGTTCTCGTAATGTATCGCATTTCTCTTGTCTACGATAACCTCACCTGTTTCTGGGTCTGAAATCTTGATGTGCCCCGTCATCATAACACCCGTGTTATCCTGAGGCTTTTTGTTGTCTTCTTTTGATTCTGTTGGTTTGTTGTCCTGTGTCATCTAGTGTATTTATTCAGGTGCGTTTGTAGGCTCATTAGCAATGAATTTAGCCTGTTGTGTGCTTGAAGCCTGTAATCCTTTACCATCTGCTGGATTACCGTCTAATGCCGTGTACCAAACCTGTCCTTTCTTGTGTAATATTTTGATCTGTGTTCCTGAAGCGGGTGCTGTGCTTAAAGTTACGGCAGTTGTGCTTCCATCCACAGAATAGTTGATAGTTGATCCATCCTCGCTAGTAAGCAACAATCGTTGGCCACCAATGAATATGTCTAACTCACTAGCGGATGATGGTGTTTGTGATAGTGCGAATGTAAGTGTACTGCCGTCACCTGTGAAGGTGTTGGTGTACACTGTGTCCGCATAAGGGATGGTTTGAGTACCAGACGTATCTACCACTTCCGTGCCTGATCCATGCTCCTTAATTCCTGTACCAAGTGTTCCACGTCTTAGTTGTCCCAACGTGTTACTTGATTTTGTAAAATATTCTATTCTCTCTTTATCTATGAATATGACTCCTGGAGTATTGCTTGCCACGTCCGGTGTTGGCAACACAGTTGCATCTGCCACTGTGATTGTTTGTGTGCCTTCTGTCATATCTATTGTTAATTTTGTAGTCGCATTTTTTGAAATACGTTTGTAGAACGTTCTGTTCATCATGTCTTTGAATATCCTGAATCCCGTGGCATTTACCGCTGAATCCACTGCGAAGTACATTACGTCAAGCCTATCCGATGATGTAATTGTTCTACCATTGATTGTTATTGTGTTTCCGCTGACTGTGTAATCTGCACCTTGTACCAATTGTTCACCATTCAACCACACATAAGTGTAACCTGCGTTTAGAGTGTCAAATCTCAATTTGAATACACCGCTCGGTCTGCCTTCTAACACTTCCCTCCTCTGTTTCATGCCAAGGGCATTGTTAAATGTTGTCACAGAGAGTACATTACTGGCGCTTAAACTGTAAGGCGATGTAATAGCACTTGGTATCAAAATAATATCGGTCCCTTCATTGTAGTACTGATGATCGACAAGTGTTGATATACAAATCACATCAGTAGAAGTCGGCACAGACGCTGTGACAAATTCAATGTTTTGATTTCCTATGTCAACCGTGTAGTCGGTATTCAAATCTTTTTTGGTTCCATTCACATACACTTCTACTTGCGAAGCGGCAGTGATCGTCTTAGCAGGATCGACTGTCGAGTCATCTGCAAGTCCCGATACAACTCCGTAGGTGTAAGTGCTTCCGTCACCAACATAATAAGTGTTGTCTGGTCCACGTAGCACCCTGCCATTGACCTCTACTGTTGTGAGACCAGAGAACGGTCCTATCGCACCAGGTGGATATGTTAACGTGTATCTGTTTGTCGATCCATCATATGTTATGGCTTGGTTTCTCACACTTGCATAACTTCTTGTAGATGTTGCTGACTTGTTGAACCCGGCTATCTGTATATAAGAACTTGCCGCCGGCGCCGAACTAAACACAACTGTGATTGTGTTTGCTGTCGTACTAGTTGTGTACGCTGAGGTTGGCACGCCATCTACTGTAACATAAATGTCAGAAGATGTTGAATCTAGATTAAACTCGCCTCTCGTCGAAGTAAAGAATGAAGTAGTACTACCGTCTCCTGTGAATGAGTTCAACACTCTGTAATTTTCTCCTGATATAGCAAACACTTTAGTTGAAATCTGTGAGTAATTTGCAGGTGCAGTGTCAAATGTAATTGTTTTGTTTGCAATGTCAATAGTATAATCAGACACTGTTGAATCTAATGCACTGCCTTTCTGAACCACACCGTCCACTGCAACAGTCACTGATCCAAGTGTCCCTGGATAATCACCGATGCTGTATGTGGTTGTACTTCCGTTTCCTTTGTAATTTTTCTCACTTATAAACGGTACACCTGACTCTGGTGATGTGTAAACTTTAATATCTAGAGTGTCAAATATTTGGCCTGGCACAGTTTCTTCTGGTGCATAACTTGTATCAGGTGTTACAAAACCGTCACCTTCTAATACAATATCGCTAGGTGCGTGACCTAATGCCGAAGTGAACAGTCCACCTTTGATAATTGAATCTAAAGTCCTATCATCTGTTGGTGTAAGCACACCATCATCATCGAAAGGAATGAACTCAACCAATGCGTTGATTTCAGGTACCTCACTTATGGTGAAACTTACAGTAGATCCATCTCCTCGGATCACATCTGATAGTTTTTTACGTGTGCTGTCATCCTGCGTTAGGTAAACCTGGTAAACTTCAGTTGATGCTGGTGCAGTATCAAAAGTGTATGCCGCTGTTGATCCATCGGCTGTGAACGCTTTAATTCTTGACTCTCCGTAGTTGTCCCATGGGAAGTCATACCAACCCGCTTTGTCCCAACTTTGGTCTTGTGAGAACAACAATCCTGTTACCATTGTTCCGCCGTAGTCAACACCGGTCATCACTTGGTCTAATTCATTGCCTGGCATTCCAGATCCTGGAGTGTAGAAACCTTTTGTCCTGTCCGCCGCTGTGAGACCTGTCTCGTTGCCTAATACTTTGTACACACTTCCTATGTTGTCATCAAAGTCTGTGCTTGATGTGAATGCGTTTGTTACTTTGTACAATTGATTGTTGTATCTCAATAGGTCATTGTATGCGTATGCAGTAGATGCCGTCCAATCCACTACCCTGGATGTGCTTGACACCCTATCAAATTTTATCGTTGTGTCAAAGTCCCTTACTAGATCGTTATTCAAGTTTGCGTAGGCCTTGGCTGTGTCTGTTGGTGTGGTACCATCTGTCTTACCGCCTGACAGTACAATAGTTGGTGTTGTTGTGTAGTTTGCACCGATGCCTGTCACATTAACTTTTGTTACTGCACCATTTTGTATGATTGCTGTGGCAGTTGCCGCAGTGGTAGTAGGTGCAACATATATCTTGAAAGAACCAGATTTATCACTCTGTGCTTCATTAACCGATGTTGTTGGGCCATAGAACGTTCCAGTCACCCCATCAAAGGTGTATGACTTGGCTGTTCCTGCTCCTGCATTCTGCTTGTCGTATATCTCCGCCTGTTTCTCACTAGTGAACAACGGATAGAAGTATCCAAACTGTCCGCTTGATGCACCCAATGAGCTTGTGTCTTGTATTTGGAATGGGCCTGTTGATCCTGTAGTACCTCCTAGTATTGTCACGGTAGGTGCTACCTCGTATCCTGAACCTCCTGCCGTGACTGTGATCGACTGCACATACTTCTTGTGATAGTCGTACCACATCTGGTATGGAAACTCTGTTAATTTTTCTGTGTCTGATTCAATGTCAAGACTTCTGATCTTCCCTGTTACGGTATCATAGAAAGTTGGGTTATCAAAGTCTGAATAGATACCATCTTGTGTCTCTGTCTTGTCATATCCCAGTCTGTACTCTCTGAGTTTTGTGTGAAAAGGTTTGACCTCATTTATGTAGTTTTCTATCCATGAATCCGTTCCTGTCGTGTAGGTCTTTCTCTGGTCTAGTTGTCTCACACTGTTCTTAGCATTTATAAAAGATGTCTTGAACATCCAGTCCACGTATGTCTGTTCAGACAACACTTTTCTGAGTCCTGTGAAGAACAAGGTGTTATATTCTCCGGCTAAGTCATTAATGAAAAGGTCGTCCCTCAATGCCGTCAACACTTTCCTTGTCTCAATACTTGGCTCTTGATCAAAGAAGTTGTCATCGAAAGTGTCCTCACCAGCAAAACCTGTTGCCTCCTGAGAGTAATCATAAAGTTTAGTGCTTAATCTTATTGTTCCATTTTCTGTCCCAACGTTTTGCCAACCGTCTGCTGTTTTCATAAACAACTTCCACCCGCCGGTGTCTGCGTTTGTAACTTTGACATGTTTGCCTATCGCGAGGTCTAAAGTGTCTAACTCGTATTGAAACTTGACCTGCTTGTCAATTGGAGTGTTTTCGCTGTGGATCATTTCATGGACTGCAGGATCTGTGCCATACCAATCTGTGTAACTCCAGTATGCGGAGGTATTATAGGTCTGAAGTTTAGTCCTAGACCACGTAGTGCCGTCCCAGTTGTATATTGCCCAAAAGTTGTCGGCCGTCTCGTCTGCTTTGACCAAGTAGTTTGTTGTTCCTGATATGTCTGCTGTGTTCAAATAGGTTAATTCTGCATAGGTGTCAACGGTAGCGTCCCATTCAAGGCTCTGTGCTGTAGGTTCTGGATCTTTCGAGTCTAAGTTCGATAGACTAATCTGTCCCACTAATTGATTTTTCTTCAACACTGTGTTTGCATAGTCTATAATCTCTTTCAATGCGTCATACCTGTCAACATACCAACTCTGCCTTGGCCTGATATTGTTACCATATCTCTCATTCAATGGAAGATCTAGATCAGGTACAATGTCTCCTGTAGAATTATTTCCTATCAATGAGTCCCACCAACGTGTCTCTATTTGATTTCCGGGCCTATATTGTGGATCACCTTCCCTGGCCAATTTCCACACACTATGGGCATCACCCTCAAAGGTGTTGGTTCTGATGTCTATATTCAACACTATATCGTCTTTGTTCAAATTTTTTAAATTGTTTAATAAAAGTTTATTAGTGTCTGTAACACTGTAATACTTGTGTCCGAATGCTATAGGATTTTCAATTAGGTTGGCGACAAAGGCCACTGTGTTCTTCCTGTGTTGGTGTGCGTGTCTTTCACTGTCGGCTGTCTCTCTTGGCAGTGTAGTCTTTCCTTTTACCCAATAGTAATAGTAGTTTACGAAACTGTCTAGTCGTGAATCGTATTTTTGTACAACAGTGTACTGCGAGTCATCGCTATACAGTGCAGTTCCTAATTGCTGTTCGCTTGGTAAGAGCCTTGACTCAACCCATTCGTAAACATCTATGCTTGAACCAGGGAAGGTCTGGCCCCAGTGGTTGTGTTTGTATTCCTGTGTGTCCTGTTCGTACCAAAGCCATTTAACCGTTGATAGATCCCACCATACCTCACCTATGTGTTTCTCCTTCCATGGTGTCTTGACGTTAGCGTTTGGTCCAACGTTGTATGTCGCTGGATCCCAGGCAGTCTTGATGTTTATCTCTCTGTCAGCAACGCCTAAAATCCTGCCCTTTATTGGATCATAAAGATCATAGTAGTCTCTTATTTGTTTTGATTTCTTGTCAAACTCAAAAACCTTGCCCAACTTATCTGTGTCCATCAGTGCTGTCTCTGTCACTAGATTCTTCCAAGCATACTCGCCATTGACTGTGAGGTCATAGCGAGATACTGTCCCGTCATTGACTATCTTGGTGCTACCGTCTGTTGCTGTGTTGCCGTCATCATTAGGTGCACCAACGAATACTGAATTATCTATCATGCAAACTCCACGACCAAAGTCATCCTCTGCTGACATGTTTCCTGACATCAGACGATCATCTATAATAAATTTTGTGTTGTACATAGTCGCCGTGAACGCACCGCCTGATCCTGTGTTGCTGTCAACTATGCCGGTGTCTTGCAAGTCAAACGTTGTCTCTCCTGAATCAAATTTCATATCTCTAGAACTTGCAAAGTTCTCCGCACCAATCACTATCCTGTTTCCCGAATGGTTTATATCTAATGTTGTACCAAATTTCATGTTAATGTTTGAACTTGGAGCACTTATAGTTTGCTGTAAAGTGTACGTGTTGGTAGAACTATCAGCATTCCATTTGTAATAGTACACAGCACCTGCGTCTGTATTTTCCACACCATCAACTCCTGGTGCTCCTACTATCAACGTAGTTCCGTCTTTACTCATTGCTATTGAATCACCAAAGGCAGTGTTGATAGATGATCCATCACTGGTCACGCCTGTCAATGTCTGTGCCAATACGAATGAATTCTGTGTGCTTCCGTCATTGCTCTGTGATGTCTTGATGAATATCTCTACCTTGCCAGCGTTGCCTGGTGCTACGGAACTTACAGCAAGTATGTCTCCGTTGTCGTTGGCCTGTATCCTGTGTCCAAATCGCTGTCCTGAACCACCTGCCGGTGCCTCTATGGTGTAGTCCTGTGTCCAACGATCATAAGTTGACCCGTCTGCACCCACTCCCCACGTGTACATGTACACTCGACCCCTGTCGTTGTCATGTCCTGGTGCCGAAACGAAAAGATACTTGTCTGCTGTTGATCTGATTGATGAGATTCCTGGTTCAGATATCTTGTGGGCCCAACCAAAATTAGCATTTTCATTCAACGTTGATCCATCAGTTGGAGGACGTAGAGTTGATAACACTCCATACTTGAACGTCGACGAATCCCATACAAATATTTTTATCAAACCTGCATTCTGTTGTCTCGTGCTTCCGTCGGCATCTAATGTATTAGTGTAAGGGCCACCTGCTACCACAAAGTTTTCGTCTGTACTGATAGAAAGTGATTCTCCAAGTCTGCCTGTGTTGTCGTCTCCTGCTGTGGTTGTGACTGTTGCCTGTGTCTGTAACTCTGTTCCTGCCTCAGTGGAAGACCTGAACAGGAAGGTTACCTGCCCTTGTCCCTTGCCTGGTGCTGATACGACAACTGTTCTTCCATCATTACGTGCCACGATCCTGTGTCCAAACTCCTGTTCCGCTGTGCTGGCATCTGGAGAAAGAACCAGCCCTCTGGTATATGGATCTTGTTTTTCGTACACACGCCACAGGCCTGATGTATCAGCATCTGCAAAAACTTTGTCGCCTAGTTGTTTAATTGCATCATTCTTGTCTATGTATTCATTGTGTTCTAGTAGGTCATTGACGTTATCCATAGATGCTAATCTAACCGATATGAATTTGTATATATTTCCGTAACTGTCCGCCGTTGACCCGTCCTCTAGTTCGGGGACGAATCCCACGTTACCGTCATAATCTATTATTACCGTCTTGTGGTCTGGTGTTGAACTTACCTGGTACACCCCGTTCAGTGATATTTCTTGACTGTGAGATATTGCAAAATAATCTGCCTGTGTGGTTGTCGATCCTTCCGTCAAATTGTGAGAACCTGTGAACGTGATCAGTAACTGTGTGGAATCATTGATTAATTGTAAGTTTGCTATCTTTATGCCGGCGCTCGTGATTCTTAACACGTCCCAATCGCTATTGCTTTTATTTGCTACCCATATCAAGTCATTGTTTGATATGGCATCAATATCTAAATTGAGGATTTCGTCTATTCTAAACGCAGTGTGTTGTACCTGTTGCAGTTGTGGATATCCTGCTGTCTTTAACACCTGTACCGTGTCTCTGTTTAAACTTTCCTTGGTATAGTCCAATCTCTTGAATGTCGTGGACGCAGTGTACTCTACCGGTTTATAGTAAAGATTATCTTTGACTATCGTATCTGATCTACTGTATTCAACTGTGTCATTTGATGTGTCTAATAATTCTATACTCTGTGGGTCTGCTGTTATCTCATTGTCCTTGAGAACAATTTGTATGTTCTCTATAGAATCTGTGTTACCGAATGCGCCGGTTCTGATCATCCATTCTGGATATAAATCAAGTGTGATGTCCTCTCCCTCGTACTTGGCTTTCAATATTCTGTCTATGGCATTCTGCGTGCCTTTCTCTCTGATGTATCCTTGGTAGAACTTGTACTGTGAAACATCATTGACAAAAAGATTCTCTAGGTAGTCCCTGCTTTGATAACCAGTTAATCTCTGTGCCAACTGTTGTTGTGATTCATCAAAATTGTTTGTCTCTAACTCATAAAAATCATTAAACTGTGATATCTTGTACTCGAAGTTGGGAATAAGTTGTGAGGCTGGCTTGTTGTCCTTAAGCGTCCAACTAGACTTTTCAAAAGTTGTACCGGAGTTGTGGTTAATTTTTGTAACATAGAACTTACCTTGGTACTCCACACTGTCACCAATCCTGTAATCTGTGTTTGCCGTCCAGTATGTGACCTGTGCGGCATCGAATACGAAGCCTGGTGCATAGTAGTCTCCGTTCCACCCTGCTGTCTTCCATCCAACTAATTTCAATCTCTGTTGTCTAAATCCTGAGAATGGTTCATATATTATGTCTGCAAACACTGTGCTGTTGTCAAACAACAACATATGTTCCTTCTGTACCGTGTTCAATGCTACGTGATATAGTCCTACAGTATCAGATTTTATACCCAACTCAAATGTCTTTCCTATCCTCTTGGTCGATATCTCTTTGATGTCAATCTTCCTGCCACCTGAATCAAGTAACGAATAGTCTCCTGCAAGATTTCTCAACTGTCCCACTACACTATTATTTGTATCTAACTCAAAGCCATCTGCGGCAGGTGACACAGTGATGGCCGAGCCTGGTGCCCATTCTTGTGTTGTCCAGAACAAAAATTCTCGAACAGCACTCGACCAGTTCAATACTTCTTTAATTTCTTTTGAAAATTTGTTGAACCTGAACCCTTGCTTTTCTAACCAGTGCCCGTAACCAAACAAGAAGTCTGCAACATCCTGTATTGTGTCGAACACATGGCCATAAGGTATGGTCTGTGTAGTTTCTTGGTATGATGTATACTGTTCGACCACGTTCGAACCCTGAACAGATACTGCTTTTGTCGTTGTTGTTTTAACAGGATAGTTGAAATTGAAGTAAGGTTTAACAGTGCTGTAACCCAGTACTTTATATCCTCCTAACAGGGTCGATCCATCCTGACTGATATCTGTGTTCAACTCAATCAGCACACCCGAGTAATAGAAACTCTCTACAGGATTAGAAGTTCTGAATAATATCTTGTAGTTTTCATCCGGTATAAATTTTGATCCTGATGTTGATCCTGGTGATACACTGTCAGTTAAAATTTTTATATTGTCTTTGTCTGTGAATCCACCTAATTTGTATGCTAACTGCACAGACAGATTCTTCATCTTGTCGTAGTAGAAGGCCTTGCTGTCTAGATTCCTTGATATTAGATAATTTATCACAAACGGTTGATACCCCGCCGTTTGATATCTTGTTGTGATATCTGTTGCTAGATCTGTTTCTGTCTCCAAATGATACTTGGAAGTTGCTAAGGTTCTTCTTATGCCAGTCTCTGTGTATATTTGGTTTCCTGACGTGTTCGTTGTTAACCTAGATGGATCAAAAAGATTAGTAAAGAACTTGGCAGGTTTAGTCAATGCCAATGCTTTTGTCACTGTGAAAGGATAAGCACTGGATCTCCTCCATGACGTTTCCGCTGGTGCTTGATCTCCAAACTTCCAAGCATTCTGTCTTCCTGGTATGTCAAAGTTATCAACCAATCCTGCCGCTAATGGGTCTAGTAGGTTTCCTGATGCGTCGACTGGTAGATAGTTTTTAATTAATGGTTTCCCATATCTTCCGGGTTCTGTTGCTATTGCATTCCATAACACATCGTTGCCTGACGTGTATGGGGCGGTTCCATAGGTGGCGTCCCATGTGCTGGGTTTCTCTGAATGTCCTAGCATCTCCCATGGTCTCACATGAGGAGCGTCAGTGTCGTAGAAATATTTGTATATGCCTCTCCAATGTCCTGGCAGGTTTTCACCGATCAGTCTACCTTTTGATCTTGCGTAGTTGTACGTGAATGGCGATCCCTCTGAGAAACCCGTGTTGTTGATGTACTGCACATTATTACGTCCCGCCCACTGATAGAAGTCTGGGCCCATCACACTATCTATTTCCTGTAGTGTGTATTCAGTTGACGTAAAAGCACTTGGCGACACATCATGTATGTCAATCAATGCTGAATCATATTCTACTTTTATGTTGTTGTAAATTCTTTTTTCAAGTTCTAAAATTAAATCATCACGCTCATCTCCATATGCCTTTATTATGGAACCATCGTGTTTCCTGATCACCGCTGTGTCGGTCAAATAAGTTGTGTCTGTGAATGCCTCAGGAGTAAACTTAGGATACATTCCTAGTTTGGTCGGTGATGGAGGCATGTAACTACCTGTAGTGTCTGCATAGTCCTTTATCAATATCTTGTCGCCTTCTGCCAGTGTCTTACTAATGCTAATACTGTCGTCTGTTGTGCTGAATGTGTAATCTGTTCCTAAAAGTAGTTGTACTCCATTGAGATAAACGTACACTGCCCTGTTGCTCAAAGTTTTTATATCGTGTTGTGAGTCTAGTGCATAGTCGGTCTGTGAGGATCCCATCACTGTATATGATCTTGTTGAAACATTCTCTCCCCAGCCCGCCATGTCTTCATAGTAGAACGGGAAAGTGCTGTTCCTGCCTGGTGTGATTGCTGTGATTATCTCATCGACTCTATCAGCGGCCACTCCCTCATATGCTGTTCCTGTTGCGTGTGTTAAGAATGCGTTATACCATTTCTCGTACTCCTGATTGACGTAGTCCGTTGCTGATATAAAGTTGGCTTGCTGATCAATAATGTTGAACACAGCAGGAAGCAATGGTCCCTCGTGCTGTTGTATACTACCACCCCTCAATCTAGCATTTGGTTTGTCCCGTAGGTTCGATACGCCTGGTATAGAACCCGTAACGTCCTGGTTTTTGTCAAGTATATCTCGTACATGATTCAAAATCTGTCCAAACGTGAAAGTTCCCAACTGATTGTTGAGAGCGTTAGTAGACAGGTTTTCAGGTATTTCGTATATGCCTTTGTTGGCCAACTTGTCAGCACTACTGTGTGCCGCTATCCGTATCTGGTCATCAGTCTCCAGTGCTTTTACAAATTTTACATATTTGTTTTTTGTTCCTGTTTCCAGGGTGTAATCGGTATTCAGTGTTTTCCTAGAACCATTAACCGATACTGATACTTCCAAATCTGTTAGGTCCGCTGAATCTTTATAAAAATCTATAGGGAATAACCGTTTCTCGGTTGGGTTTACTATGAAAGTCCTGATAACACGCTGTCTGCTTTCGATTTTTCTTTTTATCCAGGAACCCCTTGAGTTGTGTGTGCTTCTACCTGTCGTGTAGTGCAGGTGCCCTTCGGCTAAATTCTTTGTTATTGTTTTCGATCCACTCTTGAAAGTAAATGTGCCTGACGTATGATCAGATTCGAACACAATGTCTCCAACATTATTGATGGTGTTGTACTTTACCTTTATTCCCAGTACGGTGTCAGTTGTGGCCGTGTCTGATGTTGCAAAAGAGAAAACCTTCGCTCCGGTAAAACTTGAATTGGGATATGTCGTAGCATCGTCGAAAGATGTGTGATCGTTGTCCCACATGCCAAACAACGGCTGTTGATTAACTCCTGTTTTCTGTTGTGCTTCAACGAAAGTCTCTGCGGTGCTGTTATAACGGAAAGTCTTGCCTTGGTTTATTGTTCCAAACTCTATGAATATAGAGTCTTGGTCTGCTGGTGTGGTATCAGACGCTTCTGTTAGATTTATAACCTGTGTGGAGTCTCCCGCTGTTACAAAGTTTACATCATATATCTTGTTCTTGACTGTAGGATCCGTGTCAGCCGCAAATACAACTCTCATTCCATCTGCTAGTGCTAGTCCGTCAATGATGTAACCTGTCTGTCTAACTACGTTGCTAAAAGCATCGGTAGTCACTGTGTCATACAGTGTTACTGATTTCTTTGCTACTGTGCCGTGATTGTAAAGTGCTAATCCAGAATCAAATTCTATTATGGGTCTTTTGGCTCTATCGTCCTCGTTTAGATCTGGCGTGAATCCGTTTACTTTTGCAGTCTCCTCTATGACGGACCTGTGAAACCATCTGTTGTATCTCGACCAGGCATTCTGATCACGTGAATCTCTTTTTATTGTGATGTGGTCCTTTGCCTCAGGTAGGTAATATGCTTTTGCATATGGTCGCGAATCATACCCTGCTTGGTCATACAATATAGTTGTTTCTGTTGCATAACTGCCCGGTGTCATTAGGTCTTCAACGTCGGTCAATGTTATCGCTTCGCCAACCCCTTCAACGTAATATTCTTTGTCTTGGTACGTTGTCGCCACCAACGAGTTTGTAAATTTTATCTTCATGCCGTTGGATAGATCTAAAGTCCTTAGGCTGTAATTTTTTGCTCCAACTATGTCATCCTCAACATTGATCGCAGTTGTACTTGTTGCATCTTTGATTTGGAGAATGCCGTACATGGCGTCATGGTTACCACACTGGTAATATAAAGTGTCCGGTGCACCTGTCGTGGGCACTGTGAATTTGATTGTTCCGTAGTCTGTACCATTATTCGTTACACCTGTGTCAAATATAGTTGACGTTGAGCCGTCTACAGATACCTTGCTCTTGTATGGTTCTGTCATTATGTATAACGGATGTCCTTTTGCATTTACATCGAACTTGTAGGTATTACCCCTGTAAAGCGTAAGGATAGGATTGTTCTCGTTCTCTCTGTGTGAGAAATTGTATGCACCTTTAGCCAAATTTTCAACTGCGTATTCTACCACTGCGTTTGGTCCTACTGCATCTATCTCAATAGAGCCAGGTCCTTCTGGTATCCAGTAGTATTCCCTGTAGTTGATCAACTTGTCGTAATCTATTGCCGGGTTCCAACTGTACACAGTCTCTTTGTTCAACCTATCATGGTTGTTGACTTTGCCACCTAGATACTTGATCTGATTTATGTAGTCGTCATATGTTCCTGTGAATTTAACCTGGTCTTCTGGATTTACAGAAGTGGTGTCCTTGTCTGTGTATGTAACTGTAGGCTCTAGTTGATATGCAAATCTATCTCTGCTAGTTGCACTGATATATCTGTCGTCAATTTTCCTTGTGTACGAATCCTGTTTTCCTATGAAACCATCAAGCCTCTCCAGTGCACCTTTCTGTACCAATGGGTCCATTGTACTTGATAAAAATTTTTGATTGGCGTCTGTCCTATAAAAAGCAGGCAGGTGCTGAACTGTACGTCTGTACTCGTTCGTACCTTGTTTTACGACCTCGTTATTAGTCAGTGCGTTTGTTGGGTTGTCTGCCATTAGTATCCTGACCCACTACTGCCGGTGCTTGAACCGGAACCTGTTGTAGTAGAGCCTGATACCGCTGATCCTGTTGTGGTGTTGTTTGTGGCAGTTGATGAGCTTGTTACAACAGTACCTGAAGCCGATAATTGGTTGGCTCCTAGTGCTGTGATAATCGAAACATCATTAACGGTGGCCCCACTAATAAAAATTTCATCCGCCGCAGAATCTATCTGGAACAGAGATCCAAAACCTTGTCCTGACTGATTAGGTACAATTACAGCAGTCAGTAAATCTGGTGCTAGTTGATTGTGTATGTATGCGGCTAATTCTGTAAAATAAAAACTGTCTCCAAAATCCCAGTTGTCCAGTGCAAAAAATTCGTTTATGGCGGCTATCACTCTAGTCTTGATCACTGCATCTGACACATTTGTTTTAGTATTTTTGACAACTTTAAAAGTCGCTTGTAGTTGTTCCTCAGCATTTGATCCAAACAATATCTTGTATTTCACAGGATGGTATATAATCTGATCTGACAATGATTTCAATGGATTAAGTACGCCTGAATAATTTATTCTCAACTGATCTGCTGTGGACACGGTCGGTTTTGTACCACCATCCTGCAACCAAATTCTAAACAGGTTGTCGTATGTTCTCTCTAATAGGTAAACATCAACTATGTTTGACACGCTAGGATCTATTCTAGTTTCCTGTCCTGCATGGTGTTTGTACTGAAAATTGATCGAACTTCTTCCTTTTCTTGCTCTATAATCTGTTGTTGTTGTGAGAGTATTTGTTGTAGAACTGTACTGTTTTACAACATCCTCTGCCGAGTCATAGAAATAAAATAGTTGTCCGTCTGTATATACTGTGGTGTTGAGATTAATATCTGTTTCATTTTGTGATACAACAAAATTACTTGCCGCATATGGTCTGAATCTTTCTATATTATCATATGATGTGTACTTCTCGAAGAATACGAATTTTGTTGATTCTGATAATGTAGGTTCTACAAATATGTCAAACAGTTCTGGGTTATCAACCACACCATCGTCATCTGCATCATAGAATCCAACCTTGACTTTTCTATTGTCTTGGAAGCCATCTACTTCTGTAACAACGTCAACCACCTGCCATGTAAGTGGATAGCCCACACTGTTTCCTGTTGAAATTACACTGTTGGTCTTTAATATTTTAACTGCGTCCTTGACACTCCTACCCGTAGTATAGTCGTAAATTTTTTCTTCCACATCATAGTGAAACTTGTTCTGTGACTCCGACTCAAAGATATATTCTAATTTTCTGTATTGCACTGTGTATGTGTTTCCGTCGTTTGTAAACTTAAACCACCAACTGGCATCTGCATTTGTCCCCGCAGTAGATCCTGCACCCGATAGATCAAAAACTGTGCTAGTGCTTAGGTTAGTTGACGTGATAACTTTCCATGTTTCAGAATCTACATCATACCTCAGTCCAAACTCCTCATAAGCCGTTATCCTGTCCAATAGGTCTGTTTCCAATGTTTCAGAAAATGATGTTGTTAAATTTGGTATGATTGCATTTATGACCGAACCGTCTGGAACAATATTGTTAAGTGTGACTGGACCAACACCTGACTCCAGATTACCTGCTCCACTATTAGCACCATCTAGTACTACTGCACCTATTTTGGCCCATAACCTGTCCTCGGCCTCACCTGTTGTTGAAGAAACAAGTGTTCCGTTCTTAAATTTTCGAGTATCTGGTGAAGTGAATTTTACCAATGCACCTGGTTTTGCAAACTTCATGTTGGAAGTTGCTGAATCACCTAAGGTCAATGCACCACCAGAAGTGAAAAAACCCGTATTGGTATTAGTGGAAGTTGTGGTTGAATTCCATGTTGCTGATAGTGTGCTGGCGTCTTTTGTTCCATACTTCAAGTAGTAGAACTGTCTGGCATATGCTTCTTTCAATTTGGCCTCGACAGATGTGTCTATGGTTGACTGTATATCACTCTTGTTGTTAAACGTGAACGTGAACCGTTGTAATGATTCTTCCCTGCAAAGTATCCCGTCTTCTGCGAACACATTTACATTAGAGTACTCACCTGTTGGATCCAGTATCTCCTTGGCTCTGCTTATTCCAGATGCTGACCTGTTTACCGATCTAACTTTCACTATCTCCTGCGATACACTCAATGGCACCACTTGATAGTCTTCTGCTGTTATCATTCTGTTCTGTGAATAGTAAACCTGTGCCGCTTTCTCTTTTATGGAATCATTTGATTCCGTCGCCGCTGAGTTGTAAACACTTGCTTTCAAACTGACGCTCATTGACAATGACTGCTGTGCACCGTTGGCGTCTGTATATGGCACTGTCAACCGTATGCTCTGCATGTCTGCTGGTTGTATGGCGTACTTGGCGTTGTCACTAGTCCTGTAGTAGGTTCTAAAACTTCCTAGAGGTATGTTAGAGAAATTGCCATCTCCAAACACTAGGTCAATTGCATCATTGTTTTTTGTCACCACGTTGAATGTGTTTCTCTCTGCCTTTGATAATGAATTGTATATTGCATTGTTGCCTGACAGTGATGGAACTTTCGTCCATGATTCTGATAATTGTCCAAACTGATCTAACTTGTATAACCAAACATCTGAGTTATTGATATCAGATGTTGCGATGGGGTTGACATAATTTGTAATCGCTGTGTCTACCGTAAACTCCTGATTCTCCATCGTTCCTTGTTTGAACAAGAAGAAGAAACCTGTATTGTTACTACTGTCTCCGGACCCGTCTGATCTGTATGTGTACGTCAGTCCCGCTCCTGGTATTGGAGAAGATTCGTATATTGATTCAGAGTCATTTATTGAGCTTGGGACTATCTCAAATGATCTCGTTGTTCCTCCAACCGACTTTTGAAATTTGAATATGGGCAGGTCCAATTGATTGGAACTTAGAGTGTAAACCTCTGTGGTTATTCCTCCTATGGATCCAGACTCCCTTGGGTTACCAAAAAGTTGTCCTGTCTGGTTTGCCGCGTTCAATATTGCAGTGAACTGTTCTCTGTAGTTGGAATTGGCCGAATCATTCCATATGACATTGCTGTTTGCTAGGTTTGTTCCTGTGCTGTCTCTGACGTCCTGTGTGGTCGACATTGAATCTATCTTCAATAATCCTGTGGCTGGCAAATTTCTCTTTGCATTGTAGTTGATTAATCTTGCCAATCTTAATACCGAATTCCTTCTCTCCGCTGTCTCTAGAAAATTTTCCCTTGCATTCAAGTCAACCCTGAATGAAAGTGCTTGTGAGATATATGCTATCAGATCTATAAGTGCAACGTACTCAGAACTCTCAACAAAATCGTTAAAATCGTCTGGGTAATTTTCTTTGAGATAAGAAACCATGGTCCTTCTTAGGGTCTCGAAATCGTATGATTTGAAATCGGCCTGTTGAAAAGACTGGTAGATCTTTCTCCAATCTTCCGCTACTAATAATCTGTTCTGTCTATCTGTTGTGGCCATTGTAATTACAATGGTATTTATATGTTAGGAAATGTGCGTATATTAAGATAGACGCATTAGTGAGTTCTCGTCAAAGTTGAAACTCAATTTCTCGGTAATATTCAACGGCACATATGTTATAGTTGCCTGTATGGCTATGCCCTTGTCTGCTTCTGTGACCAGTATCTCCTGTGTGCTGATACGTGGATCTGCATTCAAATTGGCGGTAATGTCCTCTACTATGGCTTCTTTTAATGCTTCCGTGAATGGCTCGAATATGGCATCGTATATTATTGTGCCAAATTCCGGGTTCTCAACTCTCTCGCCTTTACGGACACTCAATCTGTTTATTAGGTCTTGCTTTGCAACCTCGAAATCGTATAGTTTGAAGTTTCGCTTGTCCGCACGTGAACTGAAACCCTTGAAGGTCACTGACTTGTCTGATAATCCATTACCCGAATCTCCGTATGCCATTAATTCAATCTCCTAAATTCCACGTCAACCTTGCTGTAATCCACAGCATAATAACCAGTGTCGGTCATTGTTCTCGCCCATGGCACTTCCTGTGCCATTACTCCAATGTACCTGCCTGGTATCTGATAGTATTTAAACGAATAAATGTTAATACCCGAGGGCGACTTTCCAACTAGTCGAATGTCTTCCTTCAATCTCTGGTCGCTGAACTTGAACCCTCCAAAGAAGCTCTTGACCGCACCACCTATGTTTCCTATTTTTGCTCCAAGATTTTGTCCCACGTTCTGCAGGAACGACTGTCCGCCCAACTGTGCCGCACTGGAGTTGAACAGTCCTGCCTTGGTGGCCAGACTCCTGACCGATTGCATTCCTACTATATTTCCTCCAATCACACTCTGGTAGTTTTGTGTGATGCTGGATAGATTGGCTATTGTTGCCGGAATGTTGCCTGCGGATAGATTTCCTGTTAGTCCTTTGACAGCATTCAGACCGCTGTTTGCTAAGTCGAAACCACCACCTATGCCTTCCATGGTCTTGCTTCCCAGAGTGAACAGTTCACCTGCACTGTTGACGAACACGTTGTCCTTGAACAATTCTGTGCTCTTGCCTGAGAATTTATCTATCACCTGTGAAGAGAGTGTGTTGGTTAGATTTTTAACATCTGTGTTAACGTCGAATCCTTTGAATTTACTGGAAATGCTGTCCTTGATGTCGAACGACACACCTGCCTCTTTAGCGATGCCGTATAGTTTGTCGTACCCCGCGGCATATTCCGTTAAAATCTTCTTGGCCTTCTCAGGATTTGTGCTTGATCCCATCGCTTTTTTCAGTTTTACAGTTGCATCTTCCTGCCACTGGGCGAAACGGGCCTTACCTTTTCTGTTTCTCTGATTAATAAATTCTGGAGTACCTGGTGTGTTGGCCAATTTAAGCCACTTTTTCTTATCGACGGGGTTGTCAGGGATGATCGAGTCACCGGCTATTGCAGTTGCCCTGAACATGGGCTCGTGTGTCACAAACCTGTGTACTGTGGTCTTGGTCTGCCTGGTGAACGCTTTCAGAGGGCTGACACCTTTTTGAACTAATTCAACGTCACCCTCTTCACGCAGTTGCATGCCGGCCTTCTCCTGAGTAAGCCATGATGGCCCCCATTTGTCGCTGGCCTGTGTTGAGTTGAAATGTACCTGTTGGCCTGCAAGATGTATCTGTCCTCCTGCTCCATGCAGTTGCGTACCTTTGGTGAAAGAACTTAATCCATCTCTTGCGTAATCTCTAATTGCACCTTTTTGAGAACTGTTTAATATTCCTTTGGTTCCCAAATTCAACATAACATCTGCTGAATGTATCATCTCCTTGGCGGCGCTCATCCTGATCTGTCCGTTGGCATGCATGTTGATGTTGGAGTCCGAGTGCAAGTTGAAGTCACCTTCCGTCCTCAAGTTGATTCCCCCAAAGCCAGAATACACATCTATCCTTCCATTCCTCTGCATCTCTATGTAGGCGTTACCGGAACCGTTGGCAATATACACCACTCCCTCCGTGTCGTGCATAAGCAGTTGGTGTCCTGATGCTGTCCTTAATCTTGTGAGTTGATTTGTTCCATCCACTGCACCATCGTCCATGACGAAAGTGTGTCCGGTCTTCCTAGTTACGAAATCCTTTGCTCCAGATTCTTTAGTTCCCACGTCCACCTTTGTCGTGGAACTATCTTTCCTACCCGGCGTGCTAATTCCAAAAACCTGACTAGGTGTTTCCCTACGTGCTGAACTGGAGGTGTTTCCCCTGACGTCATCTGCACTCAACCCTTGTTTCAACAGCGTTTCTGCAAATGGGTGTATGGGTTTGGGTGTTGCTTCGTAGTTGCCGTTCTGCAACGCACCTTGTTTGTTCCTGTTGAGCTCTCCCGATGGCACATTTTTTGAACCATACTTGGATTGCTTATCATCCTGGAAGCCTGCGTCAGCACCCTCAAAGGTACCATCTAAAGCATCATTTGTATTGGTGCTTGATGCTATGCCTGGCATCATGTGATTGGTGTATGGCTCCAGCACACAACCCATCCAGTAGGCCTGCTCCATTTTGCCTTCAGCAAATATGACTAGAACCTTTGTCTCAAGGTCTGGCGGCACCATCCACATTCCGTATGAGTGTTGGGAATCTTCAAAAGATGTGCCTGCTCCTTTGGCATACTTGCCTCCTTTGGCGCCATAGAATGGTGCCAGGTATTCACAGGTTATCAATTGATCTTCTCGTGGGTCTGTCGTCTTTGACAGACTAGGTATGTGTACCTTCAATCTACCCATTCTAGCAGGGTCTAAATTACCTTTGACCGTGCCCAGGTATGGTCCAGGATTTCTTCCTGTCCATGACAGATCTTCGCCTGGTGCTTTCGATGTTGAAGCGTCTCCTTTAAGATAATTGTGTAATGACATTAACTTAAAAATCCTTTTATTTTATTTTTTACTTTATTTTTTATCCTACTAACACCAGCAGACGCAAGATCAATAAATTTCTTGCCAATACTAGTTAAGTTCTCGTTGAGGTTGACGAAATTTTTATCTGCATAAAATTTAGTAAGTTCGCTTTTCAATACAACAAAAGATTCACCTTGTTTATCTACTACGACAGATGTAGGCACGGGATTGGAAATTGGCATTCCTTGATTGTTAAATCTGGTCATTTGCAAGACGTTCGTGAACTTCCCATCCTCGAAATTATGCTCTACCTGTATTACCCTATACAATCCGCTGAATGCGGCTGACTGAGTCGTCTGTAATTCATATACCCCTGTCTGGTCGTTGAAATCGGTCGGCATACGGAAATTCAAGTTGATTATTGGTTCGGCCACATCTGTGTTGAAACATTGTAGATCTTCGTTCCATATCCTTCTCCTGTTGGCTCTCCAATAATCTATGTCTGGATCTGATCCGACTCCTGTGCCTGGTGCAAAGGCATCACCATTCAGTGGTATGAATTGGGACTGGCTGATCCATGCAGGATCTCCAAGTATCTCCATCCTCACATTCACCATGTCTGCCATTGGATGGGTAAGTGCGTCTAGGAACGAGTCCAACTGTGTTGGTGTGCCACCCGTCTTTCCGGTGCCCCCTTGTTTGGCAGTGCCCGGACTAGACCTTAACAAAAAGTCTTGGTCAGTGAAATACTGTGTGGCGTTCTTTACGCCTCCCGTGGGTTTGTCTTTTGCATCTGAGATGACGTTGCCTTTTCCGTCTGTGGATTCGAGGTCTTTCAACCTACTCTGGAAGTACGCCACATTGTAGTTGATGTTGACATCTAAAACGTCAACATTATCACCAGTGAATATGTAGTTGTACTTCTTGAACACAAAGTTCTTGAAATTCTGTCCTGTGCTCACGCCGGGTATGGCCAGAGAATAGGCATGTACCTTGTATGGTTCCACATGGAAGGTGATGTGTTTCTGATTCATTGCACGTTCCCTGTCAAACTTTCCGGGTATCGGGACCACGCTGGCCCTTATTTTGAAGTAGTCGAAAAAGTAATTCTGCGCCGCTTCTAGCACTTGCTTTGCTCCGCCCTTGAACTGTGCAATATTAAGTTGCCTTTTCACTTTCTCCGTCCAGGCCTTGTATTTCTTGTCTGTGTATGCGGGATGGCCCTTCATGATATTTTCAAGTATCTGAGTTATGGCGTTGTTGGTGTTGATCTTCATGTAGTCGGGTGGTACAGAAATGGTGTTGGCTACATAAAATCCTCCATCAGCACCGGTGACACCCTGTGATGCCATGCCTGTTTGGTCTAGGTTAGGCATATCTAGTTCTACGTCTTCTATGCCGTCTGGAAGATTGTCAAATGCAATGGTGTATACGTCCGGAAACTCGACCTTTCCTTCTTTTTCTTCGTCCTGGTTCTGTTTGTTCAACAGTTTTTCTAAAGACACAAAAACGTCAGACAACTTCCTGCCTATTGGCTGTAATTGTCCCGCTGTCCTAGGAAAATTCATCCTGTTTACAAAACCAAATTCATTGTAGGGTATTGCTTTGACCGAATAGACTGTACCACCTTGATTCACGTCCATCTGCATGTCATTGATTTTTATAGGAATCACACGTTTCATGTTTTTTGCATCTTTGGCTGTGGCTGGATTGCCTAGTTCATCAAACCCTTGGAAATCGATTGTCAAAAGATAAGGTGCGTCTAAATGGTCTAGGTATCCGTTGTTGATGGCCGCCCCACGTATCCTCTCGATAAGTGTTATGCCGGCCGGTTCCACGATGTTTATCTCTATCTGCGTTACCGAAGTGAGCCTCCTCTTGTCGTTCAGTCCAGGCACGCTGTTCATGTTCACTGATTTTATATACAGGTCTCTGTTTCTTTGTAGAGTGTCTCTACTTTTCTCAATGCCGCCCTTTATACGAACACTTTCGTCGAGTATTTTTTTGTCTTCGGGTGTGAGTGGATTCCTGGTCTGATTCTCATTTGGCCCAATTCCTCCACTTCGTAAAATAATGTCATGTGGTTTACTATCCAACAATGAGGTTGTGTTTACTAAATCATTCCTAGACAATGCACTCAATGTAAACAGTGACGTGTACGAAGCAAACTGATGTAGGAGGTTTGGGGCATTTATAGTGGTAATAAATTGCTCATTGGTTTTATTGAGTGTTGATGGTCCCTCAATCGTTAAACCAAAATCGGGACCGTTATAATCGTTAGCCATAGATTATATCCCTAGGTCTTTGAGTAGGTTCTCTTTCTTTGGTAGTTGAACCGTCACTCCTGGTTTGAAGTCGTAGATGGGATCTTCTATCTGGTTTGGATTACGCTGAGCAAACACCCACCACAGCCTCGGCGAACCGTAAAGGTCATATGCCAAAAGATCTGGTCTGTATGCATAAGTCCTTTCTATTGTGTAACTTTGATCGTCTTGCTCCGCAGTGAGTGTCCTCGGAGTAAACACATCAAGATAGTCTGCCACTTGTCTTGTATCAAAATACGGTGACGTGTTTGAATATTTGGCCATTAGATGAATCCTACCTCGTTGCTTCCTTTACCATTTAGTTCACCACGAACGAATTTCTTCATTGAGAAGTTCTTGATAGACTCCCTGCTGTAGATCGGTGTCACTAGCACTGATATGTTTGACAGTGTTGGTGCCCACGTCTGTGATTCGTAATTACTGTCCACTTTTACATTGTTTACTGCGTCCATGTTTATTGGTCTGCCTGTGTATGGATCATAATTTAAACCGGAGTTAGCATAACCTTGTTGTTCTGCTATGTAGTTCTGTTTCATAAGATCACCTTTGCTTCCTTGCTTGGTAGAGATGTAGTCTATACCCTGTCTCAACTCAACGTTAAATGAATTTACTACCACAGGAACCTTGTTGAACATGTGATCTCCATATCCATAAAGATGCAGGATCGGTGGTGGATTACCTTTCAGGCCATCACCGTCATCATTACCAAAAAACATCTTGGTCGCTGTTCTTAGGAAATTAACCGTGGCCACCCAGTGCCTGGCATCGTCTTGATTCTGCACAGGAAATTCACCAATGATGTTCATTTGATCTATCTGAGAATTCTGGTATGCTTGGTGCGGAAAGTTGCTGTGCACCTGGTCCAATGCATTGTAGGCGGCCTGGTGTGCTATTTGCATAGTTGGAGTCAACGGCCAAAAGATTCCCTGTGCGTCTGCCAAAGGGGCCATCAAAGGATTATTATCAAAATCAAAAAATTTCTTCAAAGGTCCGTCTGGCACTTGCAGTCTCACACGCCAGTCTGTTTTGTCGTTACGTCCAGACCACTTGGCCGTTGCTTGTACAATCCTCGAATCTGTGGAAATACCGGCACCTGTCAATCTGCCCAGGGTTCTGTTGAATATGCCCTGTCCTACGTTCTTGATTATTTTTCCCAACATAAATGGTTGCTTTCCTTTGTAAAATTTCGTATACTTTAACTATATTTATAGGCATTAATCTAGGCGCACTTAATTCACCATACGGCACGATTCAACAGACCTGTTTGTGGTCACTTTTACACTAATAACATTGGAGAAATATGAAAAGAGTAAAGTACCTAAACAACAGAGATCTCCTGGCACAGATACACGCCAGCAAGAACACATACTGCTCGTATGTGGCACCTGAGGACGCACGGTTTGACCTCATAGTACCCAATCTCAAGAAAGTCAACGCCAGTGCAGTGGCACAGGCCAGGAAGGCCAAAGCCAAAAGACTCACACAGGAAGCGTGGGAGGATGCCAAAGCGGCAGGACTTAAAAAAATAAAATTAGTGGACTACACAATGAGTCCGAGGAAGATAGAGAAAACGGATCTAGTATTCAGAGTAATGATGTTTGACCACGTGCCCATGGACGATCAAAGAAAGAAGAATCCAAAAACAACAGCAGATCACCATTCTAAAGTTAACTTCCCTCCATTCCAACACTACAAGTTTGACAAAAAAGGCAAACTAGTGTGTGTGGGGAAATCACACTGGGTAGGTGGTATGAGCAATGGACACTTCTCTGTAGATCACGGCAAGATGACCAATCAACTGGCAATGATGTACATGAAGTTGTGTGAAAGGTACGGTACCAGGGCCAACTGGAGAGGGTACACCTACAACGATGAGATGCAATCACAAGCACTGATGCAACTGTCACAGATTGGATTGCAGTTTGACGAATCCAAGTCAGACAATCCTTTTGCATATTACACAGCGGCCATAACAAACAGTTTCACTAGGATATTAAATATTGAAAAAAAAAATCAAGCAATCAGAGACGACTTGTTAGAACTCAACGGAATGATGCCTAGTTTCACAAGACAGAATGAGAATGAGACTGCAGGACCATCATACCAGAAGAGAATGAAGACAGCACACGGCGATGTACATGCAGTAAACAAAACAACCTTAGCAAAACTGAACAAGACCTTAAAGAAGAAAGGCAAACTAGATTCAGAGGATTTCGAAGATGTCAAGTTTAAGAACAAGATAGACATGGCCAATCACAAACCAATAGTAAAGAAGAGATGGTAACACATGGCATTTTTTAAAAAAGTAGCATGTTTCACAGACATACATTTTGGGTTGAAAGGCAACAGCCGTGTACATAACGACGACTGCGAGGACTTCGTGAGATGGTTCATAGAGCAGGCCAAGGCACAAGGCTGTGAGACCTGTATATTCCTAGGTGATTGGCACCATCACAGATCAGCAACAAACGTTTCCACAATGAACTACACAGTTTCCAACATGGAACGACTGGGTGCGGCGTTTGAAAAAGTTTATGTTATCATGGGCAACCATGATCTGTACTACAGAGACAAGAGAGAGATCAATTCCATGGAGTACATCAGGAATATACCAAACATACACATAGTGAATGAATGGTTAGTGGAAGAAGATGTCGCGATCATACCATGGGTTGTAGGAGACGAATGGAAAAAAATTGAAAAAATGAAACAGAAATATGTGTTTGGACATTTCGAACTGCCTTATTTCAAAATGAATGCAATGGTAGAAATGCCAGATGTTGGTGGAATACAGACAGATCATTTCGTAGGTTGTGAGAAAGTGTTCTCAGGACACTTCCACAAAAGACAAATCATGAAGAACGTAACTTACATGGGCAATGCTTTCCCACACAACTATGCAGATGCATGGGATGACGATCGTGGCATGATGATATTGGAATATGGCAATGAGCCCAAATATATCAACTGGCCTGATATGCCTAGATATATTACTATCAAAGTTTCAGAACTGTTAGAGGATCCAGACAAGTACCTAAAACCCAAGATGTATGTGAGAGTTACACTGGACATAAAGATCAGTTATGAAGAAGCAAACTTCGTCAGGGAAACATTCATAGACAAATATCAACTGAGAGAACTACAACTGATCCCTGAACAGGTAGACAATGCACAGCAACCGTTGGTAGAAGTGCAAAAGTTTGATAGCGTGGATCAAATTGTAATCAAACAGTTACAAGGAGTGGATTCAGAAGTGTATGATAAAAATGTTCTAACAGCAATTTACAACGATCTAGATGTTACAAATTAGTAATATAAAAATTAAACTGTCTGACAAGGCCATATCTAAAGCATGGTTAAAACTTTA